AATAACATTAGCAACTCAAGAAGTTTTTCCAATAAATGATTTGACCAGATCAGTTGACGCAGTAGTAGCAGGTGCTGGCGGTGCATTTGGTAATACAATCTCAGGCATGCTTGGTAGTTTGTTTGCAGGATCAATGCCTCAAGCAAATTCATTAGAACAATTTGCATCTTTTAACTATGTTTTAACATTTGGATGCCTTACATCATTAGAACTAAACTTTCCTGATGCTACATATAGAAAGCGTGAACCTAGTGTAATTATTGCAAGTACAGGTGGTGGCGCAGGTGCAAATAAAGCAACAACATTATATGAAACTAACGGCAGGGTTGAGTATTTTATAGATAACTTGCAAGTAGAATCATTGATTATACCTAACCAAAAAACAAGACAAACAAATGCTACTAGTGTAGAGTTTGAAGTTACTGAACCTTATAGTATGGGATTATTTCTACAAACGCTACAAGTTGCTTCATTAAGAGCAGGCCATAAAAATTACTTAGAAGCACCATTTATTATTACAATAGATTTCAAAGGTCATGATGACACAGGCAGAACTTTTACTGTACCACGTGCAAGACGTATGTTTCCGTTCAAACTTGCAGATGTAACATTCAATGTTAACGAAGGCGGCAGTACATATAGAGTATCAGGATTCCCTTACAACGAAGAAGCATTTAGTGATAGTATACAAACTACACAGACAGATGTTACTATAACTGGATCAACTGTAGCAGAAATGTTACAGTCCGGAGGCCAATCGTTATCAGTTGCAATGAATGATAGGTCACTGGAATTATTAGAAGCAGGACAAATAAAAAGTGCTGATCAATACGTAATAATGTTTCCAACAGCAGATAGCAGTGCTTCAGAAAATTTACTAGGTGCAATACAAGACGCCGGCGGCGCAACAACAGCATCAGAATCAGATCCTTCTGCAGAAGCAACAAGAGAACTTACTGACGAACAAAAAGCAAAATTATTTGAAACAATTTCAGGAATACAAAACGGAGATATACCTGCAGATTTTGATGCAGAACTACAAAAAATATTAGGTATTGTAATTAAGCGTAGTGACTTCGGAGAAACAATTAGAGAATATTCTGAAAAAGAAGAAAACATAAATCCAATCGGTGCTGGCAAAATTGTTAAAAGTTTTTTAGATGGCGGTCAAACTCCGTTTGGTAAACCAAAGTTTTCAGAAGTTGAAGGGCAACCAGGAGTATTTTCAAGAGGCAAAGTACAAATTAGTGATGAAGGTAGAAGAATAACTTTTCCTAAAGGCACTAGAGTGCAAGATGTAATTGAAGAAGTTGTACTACTAAGTGATTATGGTAGAGATTTAGCATTTCAAGAACCAGACACAAATGGTATGATTGAATGGTACAAGTTAGAAGCACAAGTATTTGATGTTACAAGCACAGAACAAGTAACACAAACTGGTAAACCGCCTAGAGTATATGTTTATAGAGTTGTACCATATAAGGTACATATTAGTAAACTAACTGGAGCAACACAACCTGCTCCTGGAATTGAACAATTAAAACGTCAAGCAGTAAAAGAATACAATTACATATACACAGGAAAAAACAAAGATATTTTAGATTTTGAAATTAACTTTGATGCCGCATTTTTTAATGCACTACAACCTGATCTTGGTCAATTAAATAGTGATCAAAAAACAGGTGACACAAATAGAATGGCCGCAGGTACATCAGATGCAGCGCCTACAATAAATGAAGGTAACACAGAAGTAATTCCGTCAGAAGGACAAGCATCAACAAGATCAAATGCCGCAGTAAACAATAACAGAGCAGTAGGCGGTGCTGCTATTAGTCCTGAAAGCCAAGTTGCACGTAATTTCAATGAAGCAATAGTTAACAGTCCTACAGATCTTGTGTCAATTGATTTTAAAATTATGGGTGATCCATATTACATTGCAGACAGTGGAATGGGAAATTATAATGCAGCTCCTACTGGAATGTTGAATATTAATTCAGATGGTGCAATGAACCAACAGTCTGGAGAAGTAGATATTATTATGAATTTTAGAACGCCATTAGATTACAATGACAACGGCGGCATGGACTTTCCGGGAATGGGTACAAGGCCCGTTGGTGCATTCAGCGGATTGTATACTGTACTTACATGCAGTAACAGATTTAGCGAAGGACAATTTACTCAAGAACTAAGTTGCATAAGAAGACGTAACCAAGATGTACAAGCAAATGAAACAGCCGCAAGTCCAGCATTTATGACAGAGGGTGACGGAAGTAACGCAATATCACCTAGTGGCAATAGTACAACAACCGGTTCAGATACTTCAGGTAGCACAGGCGGTACTGGTGGACAGTCTTCAGAAAGCACAGGAGATTTTGATCCAACAAATCCTGACACACAATGGGGTAGATTAGGACAAGCACAATAATGAGTCAACCATCTAACAATCAAAATCAACGTCAAGCAAGGACTAATTTCGAAGGCAAGCCAGGTCCGTTTCTTGCAGTGGTAACAAACCATTTAGATAGTAAGAATATGGGAAGTCTAGAAGTAGAACTTCTTAAGGTAACCGATGCTGGTAATAGTACAGAAAAAACAGGACAAACAGTTCCTGTGCAATACTTAAATCCATTTTACGGAGTAACACCTTATAAAGGCGTTAGTAAAAACGAAGGCTTTGCATATACACAAAAAAGTTACGGTATGTGGGCAGTTCCACCTGACATAGGTACAAAAGTTTTAGTTATATTTGCAGAAGGAAATTTTGGACAAGGTTTTTGGATAGGATGTGTTCAAGATGAACATATGAATTTTATGTTGCCGGGCTATGCATCTACTACATTTAATAGTGCAGACAAAAGTAAACCTGTACCTGTAGGCGAATACAATAAAAAAGTTGAAGACGGTGCTGGTAAAGATCCTACTAAGTTTGTAAAGCCAGCAGATGATATTAGAAAAGGTATTTTAGACAATGCCGGCTTAGCAAGTGACCACACTAGAGGAACAACAACTAGTAGTGCTAGGCGTGAAACACCTAGTATGGTATTTGGTTTTAGTACTCCAGGTCCTGCAGACAGACGCCCAGGGTCACCAAGAGTAAAGTATGGTGAACAATTTGCACAGAGTGATGTTGCATTTAATAGATTGACAGGATCTAGTTTTGTAATGGATGACGGTGATGCAAGTTTGTTAAGAAAAACATCTGCAGCTGAAGGTCCACCAGAATATGCTTCTGTTGAGAAAGGCGAAACTGGTGATGTTACTTTACCGCATAATGATTTAATAAGATTAAAGACAAGAACAGGGCATCAGATATTGATGCATAACTCAGAAGAACTAATTTATATTGCAAACGGCAAAGGTACTGCTTGGATAGAATTAACATCAAATGGTAAAATTGACATCTATGCAAAAGATAGTGTAAGCATACATTCAGAAAACGATTTTAATTTAAAAGCAGATAGGGATATTAATATTGAAGCCGGAAATAACATAAACATGATATCTGGAAAAGGCATGTTTACACAGACTGGCGAGAATTGGGAAGTCAAAGTAGGTGCTGACGGCAAAATTACTTGTGAAGGTAGATATGACGGTAGTTCTAATGGCATGTACTTAACATCTGATCCATTACATTTAAATGGACCAGTAGCCCAAGAAGCAAGCGAAGCCAAACCACCATTAAGACAACCACAACACGAACCATGGACTGGACATGAAAATTTAAATCCTGCAGAACATACACCTGAAAAGACAGATGCTTCTAATCCAGCAAACATCTTAGCTCTAAACGGCGCAACAGCAGAAGGTGAATTTACACCCGTGTTAGATACTTTCAGCAAGCCAACCTAAGGTAAATACGTTATGAGCTCATTAGAAAAACCATTATATAAACAAGTTGAAGTAAAAACTAATCAAAAAACTGATTATGGTGTTGGCACTAAAGCATATAGAGGCTTTAGTACAGTAAACAACACTGGTAAATTTGTTTTATATGATATAGAACTTATCAAACAAGATATAATCAATCATTTTCATGTTAGACAAGGTGAAAAACTAAGCGACCCGGAATTTGGTACAATAATTTGGGATATATTATTTGAGCCATTAACAGAGCCATTAAAAGATGCAATAGTAGCAAATGTATCAAATATTGTAAACTTAGACCCAAGAGTACAAGTCAATTCTATTATTGTTGATCAGTATGAAAGTGGAATACAAGTAGAAGTAAGTTTATTATTTTTACCCTACAATATTAGTGAACAGATGCGTTTTCAATTTGATGAAAAAGCAGGTTTACTAAGTGCATAAATTATATACGCACTTATCTCATTTAAATAAATACACTAGTAAAAAGGAATAGCCATGTCATCAACAGATAGACAAAATAGATTACTAGTTGCAGAAGACTGGAAACGCATCTATCAAAGTTATAGAAATGCGGATTTCCAAAGTTACGACTTTGACAATCTTCGCCGTGTAATGATTAATTATATTAGAGAAAACTATCCTGAGGATTTCAATGACTATATTGAAAGTTCAGAATATCTTGCATTAATAGATTTGATAGCATTTTTAGGGCAAAACATATCATACAGAATTGATCTTAATGCCAGAGAAAACTTTCTAGAATTAGCAGAACGTAGAGAAAGTGTGCTTCGTCTAGCACGTTTGCTTTCTTACAATCCAAAGCGTAATCAACCAGCAAACGGATTGTTAAAAATTAGTAGTGTACAAACTACTGAAGAAATATTTGATGCAAATAATGTTAATTTAGAAAATCAAACAATTATTTGGAATGATCCATCAAACCCAGATTGGAATGAACAATTTACAAAAGTTTTAAATTCGTCATTACCTATCAACGGAACATATGGACGTCCTGTGAAAAAAGATACAGTAAATGGTATTCCTACAGAACAATATAGATTCAATAGTACAAACACTGAAGTGCCTGTATTTGGTTTTTCAAAAGTTGTAAACGGCACAAGCACAAGATTTGAAATAGTAAGTACAGACGTTACTAACGGAAACATACAAGAAGAAGCACCGTTCCCTGGTAATAATTTTGCATTCTTATATAGAGATGACGGACGTGGTCCAGCAAGTACTAACAACGGATTCTTTTGTCACTTTAGACAAGGTACACTAGATCAAGGCACGTTTAGTATTTCAACACCTAGTACTAATCAAGTAGTTGCGATTGATGCTGTTAATATTAACAACAATGATGTATGGCTTTACAAGTTAGATGGCTTTGGACTTGAAGATGAACAATGGTCAAAGGTAGATGCTGTAGAAGGCAACAACGTAATTTACAATAGTCTTAGTAAAAAAGTTAGAAACATATATTCTGTGCTTACAAGAATTAATGATAGAATAAGTTTAATTTTTAGTGACGGTGTATTTGGTAATTTGCCTAAGGGTAATTTTAGAGTATATTACAGAACAAGTAAAAACCAAAGACAAATAGTTGAACCAGCAGACATGCGTGGTGTTAGTATAAAAGTTCCTTACGTTTCACGTAAAGGAAAAAGTGAAACACTTAGTATTGTATTCGAATTAGGATACACAGTTGACAATGCAACAACAAGTGAAACAAATGGAAGTATAAAAAATTCAGCACCTGCAAATTACTACACACAAAACAGAATGGTTACTGCTGAAGATTATCAAATTGGACCATTAACAGTAAACCAAGAAATTGTAAAAGCAAAATCTGTAAACAGAATTAGTAGTGGTATATCAAGATATTTTGACTTAACTGATGCAACTGGAAAATATAGTAAAACAAACTTGTTTGGTATTGATGGTATTATTACAAAAGAAAAACTAGACTTACAAAATACATTTACTTTTGCAACGCAAACTGATATTGAAGGTGCTATAGAAAATGTTATTGAACCTATTCTAACAGATAGAAAAGTAAAAAACTTTTATATGAGTGAATATCCTCAACTACTTACAGAGGATTTAAACAATACTTGGACATCATTATCAAATGATACAAATTTAAACACAGGATACTTGCAAAACAATGCAGGAGTGAAAAGTCAAATAGGAACGTTCACAGGAAGTTTACTTAAATTAATTGTACCAGGTACTTTAATTAAATTTATTCCACCTACTGGCAAACACTTTATGTCAAATGACGATTATAAACTTATGGACGGAGCACCTGATCATCCAGGAGCAGTTTCCTACAAATGGACTAAAGTTGTAAGTGTAACAGGTGACGGAACAACAGTAAACGCAGACGGAAGCGGTAGTGTTGTTTTAGCAGATCCTATTCCAACTGGTGCAAAACTAGTTGAAATTATGCCTCGCATTGCAACTGCTTTAGAAGATGATGTAAAAACACAAATTGTAGATCAAGCATTTGCTTACAAAACGTTTGGTTTAAGATTTGATAGAGATTTAAGACAGTGGCGATTAATAACCGAAAATGATTTGAATGTTGGCGGAGCATTTAGTATAGGTAAAACTGGCGACAGTACTAACCAGCAGTTAGACGCAAGTTGGTTATTGTTATTTGAAACAGACGGCGAAACTTATACAATAACTTATAGAGCAAGTCGTTATGTATTTGAAAGTGACAAAGAAATAAAATTCTATTATGACTCTGGTGATAAAATTTACAACAATTTAACCGGTAAAACTGTTAAAGACAAAGTACGCTTGTTAAGCATTAACACACAGCCTGACATTACTTCTCCGTTTACGGTAGATTTTGATTGGGAAATAGTTGAAGAATTTAGAGATAGTGATGGTTACATCAATAGTAAAAAAATACAAGTTAGTTTCTTTGATGAAGACGAAGATGGAGTTGTAGACAATCCACAAATATTTGAAGATATAGTTGCACCTAAAGTAACACCTTTAGATAAAAATATATTCTTAGAAAAAGTTTCTACAAATGACGGAAGTGAAGATTACAACTATATTGATAATTCAGCAAGAACACAACCTATTGTAACTTTACAAAATTTAGCGGCATTAGGAACTACAACAATTTACGAAGATCAACAAGTGTTTTATTTTGTTGATGAAAATGTATTTTATAAGTTAGACAAAACAACAGGAAATTTATCACTTACAAATGATTACAGAGCAAGAATAGGTAGAGACAAATTAAAATTCTTATATGTTCATGCTGCTGATGCAAGTTCAAGAATAGATCCTAGTGTGTCTAACATAATTGACACATACTTACTAACAAGATCTTATGATAATTCATACAGACAATATTTAGAAGGTACACTTGCAAACAAACCATTACCGCCGAGCCAAGATCAACTATTCCAAAGTTATGGTAGTGATTTGAATAAAATTAAAAGTTTGACAGATGAAATAATTTATCATCCTGCAAAATATAAAGTTTTATTTGGAAGCAAAGCAAAAGATGATTTACAAGCAACATTCAAGATTGTAAAAAATGCTGATTTAAGCATTAACGATAACGATTTAAAATCAAGAGTTATAGGTGCAATTAATGAATTCTTTGCATTAGAAAATTGGGAATTTGGTGAAACATTTTACTTTACAGAATTGAGTGCATACGTTATGCAAAAACTTGCACCTGATTTAGTAATGTTTGTTTTAGTTCCTGATCAAACATCACAAACATTTGGATCGTTGTTTGAAATAAAATCTGAATCAGATGAAATATTCATTAGTGGCGCAACTGTTGACGATATAGAAATTGTAGATGCTATTACAGCATCAAGATTAAAAGCACAAGGTAATGTTTTAACATCATCTACTACAGCAAATACTGGAATACAAAGTTCTAGTAGCACAACTACTAACAGCACATCTAGTAGTTCAAGTAGTAGCAGTAGCAGTAGCGGAGGCAGTGCATATTAATGGCTTATGATAAAGATCAAAATGAACCAACTCTTCCAGTCAACGGAGATCAAAAGAGGTCTAGTAGTGACTTGTTACCAAGGTTCTTTCGAACACAGGCTAACAAAAAGTTTTTATCTTCTACAGTTGATCAGCTAACACAGCCCGGACAAGTAGAAAAAATAAACGGGTATGTAGGAAGAAAAGCAGCAAAAGCATATGATGTAAATGACAACTATGTTGGTGATGTTTCTAACGCAAGACAAAACTACCAGTTTGAACCTGCAAGTGTTATTCAAAACAACATAGGCGAAATTGAATTTTACAATGACTATAATGACTATGTAAATCAAATAAAAAACTTTAATAGTGGTAACGCTAACCATTCTGTTTTAAATAGCCAAGAATATTATGCATGGAATCCGTGTATTGACTTTGATAAGTTCACAAACTTCCGTGAATACTATTGGTTACCTCAAGGTCCGCAAACTGTAAATGTTTTTGGACAAACTAAAGATGTTGAAAGTACATATACTGTAACGTTAGCAGACAACGATGATAACAATGCCTATATTTTTTCACCCGATGGCAAAACACAAAATCCTACTTTAAAATTATACAGAGGTGTAACTTATAAGTTTATCTTAGATACGCCTAATTTACCTATTACATTTAGATCAAGAAAAACTTTAGATGATCAATTCTTACTGAATCAAGATAGTACAGCAACAGGTATTTCTAGTCAAGGTACTGAAGCTGGCGAAATTACACTTACACTTACTGCTGAAACACCAGACGTAATTTATTATGTTGCAGATAATGACATAAACGCATCTGGTATGATAAAGGTAGCAAATATTGAAGAAGCAAGTGCTATTGATATTGAAGCAGAAATATTAGGTAAAACATCTTATAAAAGTTCAACTGGATTTGCACTTACAAACGGCATGAAGGTTATGTTTGGTGGAGAAGTAACACCTGCAAAATATGCTGAAGGTGCTTTTTATGTTGAAGGCGTAGGTTCAAAAATAAAACTTATTGCTGAAACTGACTTGGATATACCTACTTCATATACTGAAGATTTTGATGTTGAATTTGACAGTAACGGATTTGATAGATTACCGTTTAGTAAAGCAATTGGTTATCCAACTGACAAAGATTATATATTAATTAACAGGGCAAGTGGTGACGGAAACTTATGGAGTAGATATAATCGTTGGTTCCATAGAGATGTTATTATTCAGTCAGCAAATATTAATGGCCAGCCTGTTGAAGTTGATCAAAGTCAAAGAGCGATACGTCCTATTATTGAATTTGATGCAGGACTTAAACTTTTCAATTATGGAACAAAAAATAAAAAAGCAATTGATCTTATAGATACTTTTACAAAAGATGCATTTTCTATTATTGAAGGTAGTATAGGATACAATATAGACGGTATAAATGTTACTAAAGGTATGCGTGTGTTGTTTGCAGCAGACACAGATATATTAGTAAAGAATAAAATTTTTGAAGTAGACGTTATTAAATTTAATAACAATGATCAAATTACACTTAAAGAAATTGCTGATACAGATCCTGTTACAAATGAAGTTGTACTTGTAACACAAGGTAATGTAAACAAAGGTAAAACATATTTTTACAATGGTACTGATTGGGTATTAGCACAAGATAAAACAACTACAAACCAAACACCTTTATTTGATTTGTTTGATGCAGACGGTAAAAGTTTTGGCAACTCATCAACTTATCCTTCAACTACATTTGAAGGAAATCCTATATTTACTTACAAGCAAGGATCAGGAACAAACGATACAGAGTTAGGCTTTCCAATAAGTTATAGAAGTATAGATAATGTTGGTGATATTGTTTTTAATTTTGATTTGCTTACTGGAACAAGTACTTACACACAAGACAATGATGTAATAACAAAAAGATCAGACATTGGCTTTTTAAGAAAGTATACTGACTTAGCAGACTATGAATCATTTACTGGCTGGAAAAAAGCAAAGGCTAAAAGTTCTCAGCCTGTAATTCAACAAATAATATATGACAATACTACAAATGATTTTGAAATAGATGTTTATGATAACAGTGGTACACTTACTGATCTAAATATTGTTATATATAAAAATAATGTTCTACAAAACACAAGTGATTATACATTATCTGTTAATGCAAGAAATAACACAGTTGTAACATTTGTAAAAACACCTACAATAAACGACAACATTATTATTAAAACAGAAACTACTGCACCAAAAAATGACAATGGTTATTATGAGATAGCTTCTAACTTTGAAAAAAATCCGTTGAACAACGATTTAACAGAATTTACTCTAGGTGAAGTAAATGACCATGTAGCAACTATAATTGAATCCTTAGATAACTTTACAGGAATTTATCCTGGACAAAGTAATTTAAGAGACTTTGGCGATCTTGCTGCAAAAGGCAAAAAGATTTTAAAACATAGTGCGCCTATTAACTTATCTTTATATCATTTGTTAGACAAAGATGCTAACATAATAAAATCATTAAGATATGCTAGACGTGAATATGGCAAATTCAAAAGAATGTTTTTACAAGTTGCAGAAAACTTAGGATATCAAGGACCAGTCAAAGGACACTTTGACAAAGTAATGGCAGAACTCAATATTGATAAAACTAGCAAGATGCCGTTTTACTTTTCAGACATGGTACCTACCGGTGCAACTAAATTCACCGAGCATGATATTATAGACAAAGATGAAAGATATTTTGCATTAAATGATGTTTATAGTTCTACAACGCCTAGCAGAAAAGCAGTAGGTGTTTATTTGAATGGTGAACAGTTAACAATTAATAAAGACTATACATTTACTAGTGAAGGCTTTGTTGATTGCACAGCAACAAAAGCACCCGGCGACAAATTAGCTGTATATGAATATGAAAATACAAATGGAAGTTACGTACCTCCAACACCTTCTAAATTAGGATTGTATCCTGCATTCGAACCTAGTATATATGTAGATAATACATACCAAACTCCAACAAAAGTTATACAAGGACATGACGGATCTATTGTTATTGCATATAATGACTTTAGAGATGAACTTATTTTAGAGCTAGAAAAAAGAATATTTAATAATATTAAAGTTGCATATGATCCAGCAATGCTAGACATACATGATTTTGTTGGTGGCGAAGCAAGACAAACAAATGTATCAAGTGCTAACATTAACAAAGCAATGTTACAAGACTTTGTACAATGGACAAAGTTAATTGATACAGATTATACTGACAATGACACATACAACAGAGATCAAAGTTTTACCTTTAACTTGTATTTGCAATCAGACAAGTCAGGAAATCCATTACCAGGATTTTGGAGGGGTGTTTACAAACATGCATATGATACTGATCGCCCACATACACATCCGTGGGAGATGGTAGGATTTTATATTAAACCAAAATGGTGGGAAACACAATATGGTCCTGCACCATACACAAAAGATAATCTCAATTTATGGCAAGACATGGAAAAAGGTATTGTCAGAGAACCGGGTAAAAAGTATTATGCAATTAAAAAATACAAGCGTCCTAATTTAACAAATCATTTACCTGTAGATGGTAGTGGTAATTTGTTATCTCCTAGTGATGCAAATTATGTTAATCAATTTGACGGTAATGGTTTAGATAGTAATTGGGTATTCGGAGACGGATCACCTGTAGAAACTGCATGGCGCCGTAGTAGTGAATACGCTTTCAGTTTAATTACATCATGGGTATTAAACAAACCAAGTGAAATATTTTCAATGGGTTTTGATAGAATTAGACAAGTAAAAAATAATGCAGGAAATATTGTTTATTCCGAAACTCAAAAACAAATTAGATTACAAGACATAGTATTTCCTAATACAGTTGACGATACTACACAAGTATACACAAGTGGACTTATTAATTATATTGCAAACTACATGGCGTCTGATGTATTGTCAAACTATAATCAATACAAAACTAATTTAGGATTGCTTTCTAATAGACTTGGATTTAAATTAGGCGGATTTACAGAAAAAAATAAATTTAAACTTATATTAGATAGTAGAACTCCTTTAAACAAAGGTAATGTGTTTGTACCAGAAGAAAACTATAAAGTATTTTTAAACAAAAGTGTCCCTGTAGAAATATTAAACTACAGTGGTGTAATTATTGAAAAAGCTACTAACGGATTTGTTATTAAAGGTTATAGTGAAGTATCAAGTTCGTTCAAATATTTTACAGCAGTAAAATTAGCAAATGATCCAGTAGTTAATATTGGTGGCGTTTCTGAAAACTTTTTACA